CCAACTCCCCGACGATAAGACCACGCGTTTAATCACCCCGCTGTTGGCACCTTGCGTGAGGGTACTCCCATCCGCAGGAGCCGACATACCCCCGAGGGTGAACGCCACTTCGTTAAAGAGGGGCACCTGACTCCACCCTAACGTCGTCATCTTATAAATGTCGGTGGCCGTATTTCCCACATTATTGCGAAAGGCAAAGCGCTGAAGGGTGCCGCTGATGACCCACGCCACTACACCCAGTACCGAACCGCTCCCAGGGACGGCGGCAATCAAGCTGCGGTAGGAGTCGGCGGCCAGATTCAAATATTGTGCATTGAGGAGTGCGGTGATGACGACGGTTTGTGGTGTAGCGGTGCCAATGACCGTCGCACCGACGCTCACCACTTCGCTCGTCGTGAAGGTACCCACCACGCGTGTGACGGCCATGTACGCGGCACCCACCACAATAATGACCCCTGTCGCGCCACTCGTCCCTCCGGTGAGGGTACTCCCTGTCGACGGAGTATTCGTGAAACTGGTCACTTGAATAATCTGGTAGGTGGCGGTCGACGGAGCCGTCAGGCCATCCATCCGTTCGTAACCACTCACACGGGTATAGCCACCGGTGGGTTCAATATCGAAATTCAGCGCGTCGCGCACGCGACCCGGAGGCAGCGACAAAGTGGGGGTGTTCTGATCGAGTCCCCCCTGCAAAATGACGACGTGATCCTGTACGGGCGTCATACTCATCGTGGGGGGACCGCCTTGGAGGGTTCGACGCGCCATTAGGCCATCGCTCCTGTCGGCGTAATCTCAATGAGACGATCTTTTTCCATTTGTGCACGCACCAGATTAAATTTCTGCTGCCCAATTTGATACACTTCGCCAGCACTTTCATAGCCGCCGTAGGTCATCATGGCCAAGTAAACAATCCCCATAATATGCTGGGAGGGAATCGTCGGAATATCAGCATCAAGGGCCAACTGGACCGGAGCCGAGTAGTATTCCCCTGTAATCGTATACCCCGCCAAAGGGGTTTGTAACCCGATGGAAAAGTTCGGGGCGATCGTCATCACCGTCGGTTGCACGTTCGTCGTACGAAGGCTTCCGTACTGATAGAGATCACGCCACTGATCGTAGGGAATATAAGTTAGATAAATCTCAGAGGATTGACCCGTCGACGTGTGATAGCACCGAAAGGACTCCCGCCGCCATTGCCCCACGGCGCCGGCCAACACCCCCGCTTGTGTGGGGGTATAGAGGGCTTGCCCCGCAATCGTCGTGAAGGACACGCCAGGCGTCACCAGAAGAAAGCCCCAGTCTGGATGAACCTTCTGGAGATCAATCCACGCCGTGGCCACCGCGTTTACAAGCCGCGCGGACTCGCCAGTTTGCGCGATGACGGTGGTGGGCTCGTCGTCGGCAATTCCGACCTCCACGGCGAACCGTTGCACGAGATCGAGAAATGAGGACGGATTCGCAACAGACATTAGGACCTCGTTCGAACCAGTTGTTCCAACCAATCGTGGGCTTTGGGATTTTTATCCTGCAACACCGTAAAGGACATGGTCGACGTGGTGACACGCTCCACAAAGTTCTGTGGGTCTTCGTTGTCACGCTCAATCACGGTGGTGTTGATGGCGTCATGCTTGGCCCGCGCCAGCACTTCCACATACTTCCGCTTCGTCACAATCGACCGACCTCGTGGAAGATAGCCCATACGCACCCAGCCGTTCTTAAACAACATCTCCGCCGGGACGCCATTGATGGCAATATAATCGGTGACCGGTGGGGAGAATTTCTCTACCGACCGATGAATCAAGATTTCCACAGCTTCTTCGGCCATCGCCAAAGCATCGAGATTTAACTTCTCAATCGGATGCTCCGCCACGATAATGTCCGGTTCACGCGTGACCGGCTCGTGAATCGGCGGCATCTTCATCGTGGGTTTTTGATTAATGGGAAAATTCATGTTTGACAATTCGGACTTTGTCTTGAACCCGCGCCGGGCCACTTTGGTAGACGCGTCCACCGTGGCAACGGGTGCGGGGCCGACTAATGAATCAGTAGACATACAGCTCCTTTGTGTGCGGGGTGAGGTCATCCGATGACGACCCCACCCGCGGTGAAATTTAAGCCACCTTCGGACGTGCCGGTAACACACCCACGTTCACAATGACGTTCGTGAACCCCGTGGCATTCCAATTTGACGTTCCGAAAATGATCGCCGTCGCAGACGCGGTGGCACCCGCTTTCAGGACCTGATAGGCGAACGGACAAACGCCTTCAGGAATGGCGGGAAACTGCGGGGCTATCACAAACTTGCCCTGCATGTCCAACTTTTGGACCCCGCCCATCATACACTTTACCGTGCCACCCGTGATCAGACCCCAGACGACGATGACGCCGGTTCCAGGGGTGTTGGCCACACTCGCGCCACCAACCAGCGCAGGAAACGCCGCGCCAGTGCCATAATCCGTCGTCGGGGTCGCGCCATTCGCTACGGTGGCCTTTGATTCCAACTTCCCTTCAATCATAAAGGGAATGGCCACGGTGGTATCGTAGGTCGTCACCGCGCCCGTTGCCGTCAACAATCCACTGATCGTTGCCATCGTCAGCCCTTGCATCTCCAAATAATTAGGCATACCCTGCTCCTTTTCGCAAAAACCGTTAAGATAAAATAGACGGATCGATGGCACCAGTTGGGCTACAAAAAATAGTTGTGGCCGTATCCAGTGCCGTTGTGCCGCCTGTAAAGGTGCTCGAATGCGTGATGCTCAGATAGCCCACAAGGGCCTTGCCAACCGGAAAGGGTGGAAACACGACTTTGGCGAGAGTCGTGCCCTCCGTCCCAAAGGCAACCGTCACCACCGAATCACTATCAATAAAGAAACAGGCCACGTTAAACGAGGCGGCCGTAATGACCAATCCCGTCAACGCGGGCATGTCCGTTGCGGCCGCGATGGAGACCGGAATCCCCTTCACCACGCCACTACACACACCACCCACCGTTAGCGAACTGGTTTTGGCCAGCGTGCTGGCCCCCGCTTTGATAATCAACCCAGCCGACTGCGTCATACACGACGACAGCCGATCTGCGATGGCGATCATGGGTTGACGAATCCCCGCTCTCGTCCCTTCATCTTTCACGTTGGACAGCCAACGTGTTACTGTGTCTGTCATGCCCATCACGATCCTCCTAGGTTAGACCGATTAGGCCAGCGTCTTCACGCCCGCGTTGACGACCGCCATCCAGCCGTTGTTTTCAACCAAGCCGGCCTTCCACCAAATGCTCCCGGCGAACCCGCGCTGTCCAAACGGATCAGACTTGCTCGGGGATCCAGGGGCGAGATACGTTGGCGCCAAAGATTCCTTTCCACGCACGGCAATCTGGCTCCAGGCGTCCGCCGCCGTCACGATGCAGGGATACACGTCGAGCGACGTCCCCGTGGTGGAATACAGACCCGTCGCGCCAATCGCGGCTCCACCGTTCTGCAAGGACGGGAGGTCAGGGGAGCTCAAGAAGCGGAACTCTTCCACCTTCCCGAATTCGTGCTCCATCCCTTTCCCCGAGGCATACTTGACCACCGGAATGAATCCCGGCAGATCCCGAATGTCCGGGCGCATATCGCTGTTGACGTAGACGTTGAAGCCCGCTTCCACGGCATCAGTCCCGTAGTTCGCGCTGGGCTTCAGCATGGTGTTCACCATCTTTGCGTGATTCGCCATCAAACTCTTTCCAACCTTCCGAAGCAGACCGAGAGTAATACCCCCGTTCACCGTGGCGACGGTCGTGCCCGTCCCTGCGTAGAACTGGTTCGTGCATCCTTTGAGGACGCCGTACATGATCAACTCGTTGACAAGTGAAATCCGCTCGCCCACTTGCTTGATCATCTCATGGGGAATGTCATCTTCGTACATGTCATACGTCTTATCCGTAAACCCATACAAACAGGAATACTGCTGCATGACCACCGTCACGTCCATTGGCACGATGCTCTCCGGGAGTGGCGTCACCCCTTCCTGCGTCAAATTCGCCTGGACAATCACGTTCCCACGATCGCCGTCGGCCGTCGGGAAGAACGTGTTCTGCGTCGTGGCACTCGTGGCGGTCCCGCCATAGGGGAGGAACCGACGCGCTACATACGTATCGCTGCTGTTCTTCGGCATTTTCACATGCCGGCCGTCACGGCAGAGCAGCTCCTGTGGTTCTGCGTGGGAGAGAATTTCTCCCTTATATTTGTTCAATCGGCCCGTGGTTAAGGCAAACGTCTGTGTCGAAACTGGCATAATACACTCCTTTTATGAGCGGAATCGTTGCTTAAATCCCGCCTCGAATTGTTCATCGTCTGAGGGCTGTGTCTTCATGGGCGTGGTCCCATTTCCACCATGTGCCGGCACCGCTTCCGCCAACCGTTGCTGGCGTCCCGCTGCGGGCTTCAGTGCGGCCTTTCGCTTTTCTTCGGTCAGAAACGCGGTAATGGATTTCCCCACGTCACGAGGATTATCCGAGTGCAAGACCTGCGCCCCGTTCGGTTGTTGGGCGAGCCATTGCCGATAGGGCGTCTGGCTGTCTTTGGGACCGGCAATCTCTTGCCAATTTTCATGCAGGTCCGTCAACCGTTCTCGCCGCTCGTGTTCCTGCGACTTGGCGAATTCGGCCTGTTGGGCCGCCAACGCCTGTGTAATGAACGGTTGAACTTGCCCCAGCACATCAATGGGTGTCGAGGTCCCCGTGCCCTTCAACTTGGATAACACCCGAGTCAACCCCGCGGCCATACTCTTGGTGAGATCCGGAAACCCGTCGGCGCGCAGTTCAGCCAAATCCTCTTCCGTGACCACCACCGGCTCACCGGTTGGGGTGGCCTGTTGTAACTGGGTCAGCGTCCGTTCCAGCCCACCCATCTTGCCGAACGTGGTATCGAACCGCTTGCCCATCTCCTGCTTGAGGTCTGCGACCGCTGCACTTTGCGTCAGGATCTGCTCCCACTCGCTCTTGCGGATCTGAACATACTGCTCGGGATTCGGGAGTATAATACCCCCCTCCGTCGCAGCGGGAGTCCCCTCCGCCACACTCGCCTCCACGACACCCACATCCGTACTCGGTGTCTTCACGGGTGTCGAAACGTGGTCATACCCTGCGGTAAACTCCGCGTCAGCCGTCGCGTCAGCAGAGTCCGTAAGAGGCTCAATCGGGTCGGTAACGGTCTGGTTCATCTCTGATACTTCCATGGATTCCTTTCCTCGCGGCGCGTCATGCGTAACGAGATGTACGAGGCCGTGTACCCCGAAGGGAGGCGGCTAGTCTATGAGAACGGGACGGTCATCGTGTAAACTGAGTATCCACCGATAGGCTCGAATTCTTCCGCGTAACACGTTGGTGTCATCCACATCTTTTGATCCTTCCAACGCAAGCCTCGCACACTCCAATTGCACCTCAACATTGCGCATCGTCTTGATCCACGCGGGCGACACTTTCTCACCAGGTGTGAGGACCAGGCTGGTGTCCAGCGGGTTCATGCTTCAAACGCCTGTCCGGTCGGAGCCCGCCCCGCGGGTTCGGTGGGAGGGGTGACCTGTGCCGCGGGGCGTTGTCGTGCATGATCGCGGGCCCGATCGTTCGCCGACGTATGCAGCGCGACCGAATGATTTGCCGCAGACAATTCCTTCTGCACCCGCAGTCGCATCGCGGTATCTTCGAGCTTGGCGCGCACCGTTTCCAACGACAGCTGATGTTGGGCGGCATAGTCCATGAGCGCGAGGTCCTTCTTTAATTGGAGTTCGCGTAATTTGCCATCGTAGGTGCTTTGCGTGCGCATCGTCTCGGCTTGCACATACACGGTGTCCCGGTCTACGTCGAGCTTGGCACGGAGCTGGGCCGTCGTGTTGCGCATCGTCTCGGCTTCTAACGCCACCTGCCCATCGAGTTGCGCCAACTCACGCTCCAAGGCGTGCTCGGCTTGGATCCGCTGTTGATCCGCTTGGATCTGCATCTGCTGCATCTTGGCTTTGATGTTCGCCACTTCAATCGCGGGCGGCTGCGGTTTGGGCTGCTTGTCGAGCGCATCTTGCTCCTCTTTCGTATACTGAAACAAAATTGGATCGAGCTTTTTGCTCTTGGCCAACACCGCGAACCACTTCTTCGGATTGACCCCGAAGATGGGGTTTTCCGCCAGCGGCGTCATCTGGGCGATCGTCTGATCTTGAATCGACCGTTCAATCATCGCAATGGAGCCGTGTGCGTGAATCACAAAGTCCCCTTTGAGATCGTTCGACACGTTCGGATCCAGCAACAGATACTCATAACTCATCGTAATGAGCGGCACCGTGACATGATCGTCAAACGCAAATCCAATCTTTCGGAGGAGCTGGTTCGCATTATTATTCTGCAACTGTGTGGCTCCAAGGGTCTGGGGCGTGGTCACCCCCGAGTGTCCTTGTGTGATGAGCGGAATGGAGGACGTTTCTTCCGCCAGCCGCATGCCGTATTGAATCACGTCCATCAGCGGGCCACCCACGTTCGGAATGACAAAGGTCGTAAACGCTTTCCGCACGTCGTCCGTGGACCCATCGTTGGCTTTATACCAAATCTTGTTCGGGGTGACCACCCACTCTTGATTCGCGGGCGTAATCCCCATCTGATCAATGACAATCTGCGGGCCGGCTGAAATCCCCGCGTTATTCAACAAGGCGCGTGTGGCCGCATTGACAATGCGCTGAGGGATTTGAATCTGTTCGGCCACCCCCACACCTGCCCAATAGCCGGCACGCGTCTGCCAGGGAAAGTTATGATAGGGAATCTCCCCTGAATCGAGCGGGTTCATGGTGGCTTTAATCACAATATCGTTGACCATGGTCACCACGGCATACACGTCATCTTGCTCACGGGGGAGGTCCTTGGCTGAAGACTGATTCAAGATCGCAAAGTCCTCACGCGAGATGGTGCCGGTGAAGTACCACAGTTCATACTGATGTTTGTTCAGTTGATCGTTGGGATCCAGTCCCGTCTGTTCGGGTGTGCTGGGACCGATCTCGATCGCACGATCAATCTGCTCGTTGAGATACCCCGGGAGTCCTTTGAGCTTGCGGAGTCTCCGCTTGGAAAAGAATTCACGTTCAAACACATAATCGCCGTCGCGAATGTATTCTCCACACGCGGGATCGGGAAAGACGTTCCAGGGACTCACCGACTTGACCGAGGGAATCATCCGTTGCTGAATATGAACCGCCACGCCGTCCGTCTCAAGGTCCTGGCTCATGGCAATAGACCGTTTGTAATCAGGGAACGGTCCTTTGAGGACACCCACACCAAACAACGCTCCGTTATCGAGCACACGGCGCAGTTCACGAGGAGCTTGACATTCCACCATCCAATCGTAGACTTGTCGCTCGGCCTTCCGCGCCTTTTCACGAGCGGTGGTCAACGCTTCTTCCACCAAGTCTTTCGTCGTGAGGGGGACCGTGGGCGCGAGAGGAGCTCCTGGCGCCTGTGCCGTCATGCCCGGTTGGGGATCCATCCCTGGGGGTCCTGACGGAGGAGCGGATTCACCGGGTTGGAGATACCGCTCCATGGGTTGCCCGTTCGCATCGCGAAGTGGCGAGAGATCCTCACGCCCTTTCATCAAATTTGGCACAGGGGTGGGTTCAAAACTAAAGGCTTTATCGTCGCCAGGAACGAGAATCTCCCCAATCTTCGCGCTTCCCGCATCTACATAGCGACTCGTGAGTCGTACAAACGCGGTGGAGCGTTTATCGTTTCCTCCGCGATGGCCCCCCGTCGTGGTCACCGGGGCGTTGATCGTCGTGGGTTTGATCCACGTCAGCCCTCGAAATTCTTCACGGTTCAAATCGTCGATCCCGTGATAGGAGTCCTGA